ACTGATATGATAAGTCTAGGCTGTGAGACTAAGCCTAAATAGATAAGTCTTTTGGAAGGGGACTTATCTATTTTTTTATGTAGAATAACTAAGGGCAAGAATAACCTACCCGTTGACTTGCCTAATCTAATTTATGAGTATGAGGAATAACTTGGTTTGGGGGAATGTTATAAACAATATCTTCACAGGTAGCTGCACTAGGAGTATTAGGTTTAAAACTTACTCCAAGCTTTGCTTGTTTTGCACACATCTCCAAACGATATAAACTGATTTCCATTTTGGTTTTCTTTATTAATAATCTTTGAGCTTCAATATTTACTGCTGTTGCTTCATGGCAAAGTGCTGGTGACTTTCCTAATGGAATGTTTACTTGAGCAGAAATCCCATAATTCAAATTAAAAGTATCTTTTTCAAATCTAGGTATTTCTGAATAATATATAACTTCTCCTGTTTCTTCGTCATATATTGGTGTCCTAGTCACGCTTTCTCTAGGGAGGGCAAAAGACCAGCTATCTGTTACATAGGGTGTAATTGTAAGGCTAGGGGAAGCACAGACTATGCCCTGACTCATCCTAAAACTTGGCATACTAGATGGCGTAATCATCGTGGCATTATTATTAACGACACCTTGAGCATTTGAAGAGGGTGAAGCTACTGTAGTGTTAGCCAAAACCCTTGCAGGGCAAAGGATTATAGCTATTGTCCAAATGTAGTTGTAGTTTCTGTGGTTGTGCTTGTATTTATTTGACGAGTTATGGTGGTTACTGTGTCTAGACCTGG